TTAGTATTATTATTAATATTATATAATAATTATATATTTAATATATTTATATTAATTATATAATTTATATTATCTATATATATTATATATATCAATTATAACCGTAAAATAAATTATTTGTCAAATGATGGGTTTTTTGTTATAATTTTTTTAGAGTTCAAAGGATAAAAAGTTGCAAATTTCATTTACGGGTGCGCCTGATTTTATGGATGTTACCGTTGGTTTTGGAAATGCTTCATGGTATATATCAGAAAATCTTAAAAAGTTTGGAATTGAACCACTAAATAAGACCCAATTGTATATGCTTCCAGGCATTGGTGGAAATATTAATGGTCACGATCAAATATATGTGGAAGGTGATCCAAATATTGGATTGTCTTTCTGTCCTCCAACTCAATATTCTTTCCTGTCGCCCGCTCAGTATAAAATTGGATATACTCCTTGGGAATCAACAGATTTACAACCTAATTGGAAGACAATTCTGCACCTATGTGATGAAATTTGGACAACATCTACTTGGAATAAAGAAATCTTTGAGTCACATCTGAATCGTGAAGTATTTGTATATTTGCATGGAGTAGATCATAAATATAATCCTACCCGCCGAAAAATCACTACCAACCAACCATTTACATTTTTACATATGGGAGAACCATATAATCGCAAAGCTGGTCAACTTGTTGTTGAAGCATTTATTAATTTATATGGTAACGACCCACGTTATCAGTTGATTATGAAAGCAAGTAATAAACATAATTTAGAAGTTCATTCTCCAGATAGACACAATACTGCACCGCCAGATTATTTTTATAGCAATATTAAAATTATAAAAGACTCTATCACAGATGAACAATTAATATCCCTTTATGGTTCCGCTCACTGTTTTGTGTATCCTAGTTGGGGAGAAGGATTTGGATTTAATCCACTGCAAGCAATGGCTATGGGTATTCCTACTATTTGTACATCAGGTTGGGCAGAGTATGCAAATCATATTACATTACCGCTTGAGTCAAGTTGGGCTAGAAGTCCTTGGCAAGAAGTACATCCTGGATATATGTTGGCTCCAAATGTTTATCAATTAGAGCAACATATGAAAGATGTTGTTCAAAACTATGATAAGTATGCTTCAATTGCTATGAAAAATTCATTTAAAATACATGAAGAGTATGATTGGGAGCGTGTTACAAAACCCGCTGCTGAAAGATTAAAAAATATTCAAAAATCTAGATTTTAGAAAATACTAATGGTACACTAGATATCTAACTAAAAATAAAAAAGGTCGTGATTATATGAGTGGGATTGATAATCCTTATGAGAACTTTATTGCTCTCAGCCGTTACGCTCGGTGGCTTGAAAAAGAAAATAGGCGTGAAACTTGGTCAGAAACAGTTGATCGGTATTTTGACTTTATGCTTAAGTCATTAAAAGAAAAGCATAATTATTTTCCAGATGAAAAAATTGTTAAAGAGTTGAAAACTTATGTATTCAATCGTAATGTTATGCCATCCATGCGTTCTGTTATGACTGCTGGACCAGCTTTAGAAAGAGATAATGTCGCAGGTTACAACTGTTCATTCCTACCAGTCGATTCATTACGCTCTTTCGATGAAGCAATGTATATTCTTATGTGCGGAACAGGGGTAGGTTTCTCAGTTGAGAATGTATATGTAGATAAGCTTCCAGTCGTTAATGAACATTTTGAAAAAACAGACACAGTTATTATTGTAGAAGATTCTAAAGCGGGCTGGGCTAAAGCCCTCCGTGAACTTCTTGCACTTTTATATCAAGGTCAGATTCCTTCAATTGATATTTCTAAGGTAAGACCATCTGGTGCAAGACTTAAAACTTTTGGTGGTAGAGCTTCTGGTCCACAACCATTAGTAAACCTATTTGATTTTTGCATTAAGACACTTCGTGGTGCAGCAGGTAGAAGATTAAAGCCAGTTGAGGCACATGACATTATGTGTAAGATTGGTGAAGTTGTTGTAGTTGGCGGTGTACGCCGTAGTGCTATGATTTCTCTTTCCGACCTCAACGACCACGATATGGCTACTGCAAAGGCAGGTGCTTGGTGGGAAAATCATCCACAAAGAGCCTTGTCAAACAATTCCGTTGCTTACAAAGCAAAGCCAGATATGAATGACTTTATTGCAGAATGGAAATCACTCTATGATTCCAAATCTGGTGAACGTGGAATTTATAATGTAAAAGCTGCTCAAGCACAAGCAGCAAAATTTGGTCGCAGGGACCCAGATGTGCGTTATGGTACAAACCCTTGCTCCGAAATCATTCTGAGACCATATCAGTTTTGCAACCTTTCTGAAGTGGTTCTTAGAGAAAATGACACTCTGGATGAAATTGCTTATAAAGTTGAACTTGCTACAATTCTTGGTACATGGCAGTCTACTCTTACAGATTTCAAATATCTGCGTAAAATCTGGAAAGACAATACGGAAGAAGAAAGATTGCTTGGAGTATCTTTAACAGGACAGTTTGGTCACAAATTTATGTCTGGTCAAGAAAGTCTAACTAAACTAGCAAATGAATTAGAGCGTTTTAAATTAAAGGCAGTAGAAATTAATAGGGTAGAGGCTGAAAAGATCGGTATCCCCCCTTCAGCAGCCATTACATGCGTAAAGCCATCTGGTACCGTCTCACAATTAGTAGGCGTATCTTCGGGTATGCACCCTTGGCACAGCGACTATTATATTCGCACAGTGCGTGGAGACAAAAAAGACCCACTCACACAGTTTCTTGCAGATTCTGGAATCCCAGCGGAAGATGATTTTATGAAACCAAATGATACTACTGTCTTTTCTTTTCCAATGAAATCACCAAAAAATGCAATTAAGCGTGAAGAACTAACAGCAATTGATCATCTTAATGTTTGGCTTGTATATCAAAGACATTGGTGTGAGCACAAACCTTCAATTACAGTTTCTGTAAGAGAAGATGAGTGGATGGCTGTGGGTGCTTGGGTTTACGAACATTTTGATGAATTGTCAGGAATTTCATTCCTTCCATATTCAGATCACACTTACAAGCAAGCACCTTATCAGGATGCCACAAAACAAGAGTATGAAGAATTTGTCAAAAAAATGCCAAAAGATATTGTGTGGTCTAATTTGTCATTATATGAAACAGAAGATACTACATCTGGAACACAGGCATTAGCTTGTACATCAGGTGAATGTGAACTTGTAGATATTGGTTCGTAAATAATATTAAAAGACCCCGCCCACAAGTCGGGGTCTTTGTATTTCTACTTTAAAGTGGTATAATTTCATTAGAAATCTTTGTGAAGTGGTATAAATATGGCAAATTATAATATTGTACAAGGTGATGCATTTTCAACATCATATTTTTACGAAACTCCATCTGGCAGTGCAGTAAATCTTGGTGGCGGTACCTTTACATTTGAAGTTAGGGATGACTTTGGTGGTCAAACCCTGCTTTATAGTTCTTCTGTATCTATACCAACAACTGGGTCAGTTAATAACGGTGCCATCACAGTTTTAAGTGCAAGTTCTGGAACAATTAGTGTTATCGTTCCAAGCTCTGCTACCAATTATTTTAATTTGCCAAAGTCTGCATTTCAAGCCAGATTTACCGATTCTTCTGGAAACCCCACAACATTTGAAACTGGCTATTTTGTGGTGAATCCAGGAGTTATCCAGTGACCGCATCAGTAAATATTAGTCCAAAAACTTATCAAGTAATTGTTACTCAAAGTAATAATAAGATTGTTATTTCAGCACCAGGTCCACAGGGACCAGCAGGAACTTTTAATGTTGGAACAATTCCAGTAATCTATCCTATTACAAATACATCTGGGAGTATTGGATATAATACTTCTTATATACCCGCCAGTGCTACATTTTCAAGTTCTGCCCTTTATTCCTTAAGTGCAGCATCAGCAATATACTCTTCAAGTGCTGGTATTTCTGCATCAACTGCTCAAACAAATTTTATTACACTGACACTATCTGGCTCAAATGTTGCAACCCAGTCTTATGTAAATGCTCAAGATACTTTATATTATGCTTCAGCACAATCATATGCTAATTCTGGAAGTTTAAATGCTTATAATAATGCTTCCGCTTTTTCTATAAATGCTGCTAACTCTGCATCTCTCAATGCTTATAATCAATCATCTGCATTTGCTATTACCCAGTCAAATAGCGCATCTTTAAATTCTTATAATCAGTCAAGTGCATTTGCGGTCACAATATCAAACTCTGCAAGTTTAAATGCATATAATTCTGCAAGCACTTTTACAACTTCAAGAGGCTATGTTACATCAGTTGGTTCAGTTGCCTATTCAACAAATTCTGGAAGCTCTGATTTTGCAAATAATTCAAGTAGCACCTCACAAACAAACTTTAATAACCTAACATTAAGTGGTTCTAATGTAGCTACTCAAGCATATGTATTAGCAAATATTCCAGCTTCCGCCCAATATGCGGGAAGTGCAAACTATGCAGCAAGTGCTGGAAATTCAACAACTACATCTCAGACAAATTTTACTTCTTTAACTTTATCTGGATCTAATGTAGCAACACAACCATATGTAAATACACAGATTGCAAACCTAGTTGCATCAGCACCCACTACCCTTGACACATTAAATGAACTAGCAACAGCACTTGGAAATGATCCGAATTTTGCAACAACTACTGCATCACAAATTGGTTTAAAAGCAGATACAACTTATGTAAACACTCAAGATCAAGCATATTATGCAAGTGCTCAAGCATATACAACAAGTCGTGGGTATGTAACATCTGCAGGTTCTGTAGCATATTCATCAAGTGCTGGATATGCAAGTTCTGCTGGATATGCAACATCTGCTGGCAATTCAAATACAACATCGCAAACAAATTTCACAACATTAACACTATCTGGTTCAATTGCTATGGGAGGTAATGCTATTGTTGGGGCTAATAGTGTTCAGGTAACAGGCTTAACTGGAGCAACTCAAAATCCTATTAGAATGGCAGGAGCTACAAATTCAGGTCCACCAGTTTCTGGCACTTATGCTGTTGGAGATTTTGTAATAGATAACACAGCAACTATTTGGATTTGTGTAGCAGCGGGTACACCAGGAACTTGGTCTCCAACAATTCAATCAAGTTTAGTTAATCGTACTTCAACTGCAACTGCTGGTAATGGAGAATTTACTTTATTTAATGGCTCTACAGCACTACAATTAATTACTTTGCCAGCAAACCCTCAAAATGGTGCTTTGTATCAAATTAAAAATATTTCGTCTAATACTGTTTATCTTAATGCTGGAACAAACAGCATTTCTTTATCTGGTCAAATTTATCCACCATATTTTACAGCAAATGTAAACACTACATCATCTCTTACAAATATATCCTCTTCTAATAATTTAGTTGTTGGAATGGCTTTGTCTTCAACTTATGTAACAACTGGCACAACAATTACCGCAATAAATAGTCCAAGTATTACTATGAGTGCTAATGGTACAACTGCAGCCACTAATCAAACTATTAAAGTTTTGATTCCTATTCCAACAAATACTTCTTACACCTTTGTTTATAATAATTCTGGTAATACTTGGTATACTTTTATTACTACAGATCTTTCAAAAATGGGTGGAGTCCTTCCCACCACAAATGGTGGTACTGGATTAAATTCAATTGGAACAGCGAATCAAGTATTAAGGGTTAATTCTACAGCTACTGCATTAGAATGGGGAAATTCTGGAAGTGCAAATTATGCAAGTTCTGCGGGATTTGTGTTAGGCTCTAATGTATCTGGAACAGTTGCTAGTGCTACTTATTCTTCTTCTGCTCTTTATTCATCAAGTGTCGGAGGTAATTTAATAGGTGGACTATTTGATACTTCAAGTACATCAGTAACATTATTTTCAACACCAACAACTATTAATATTGGAGGTACAGGTTCTCAAGGAACAAGAATTATTAATATTAACTCTGGCGTTGGCACTGGTGGTCAAATTATTAATATTGGAAACTCTTCTTTTAATAATGCAACTGAAAATATAAATATTGGAACGGGCAGTGGTAATACTGCTACCAGAAATGTAAATATTGCAACAGGTTCTATTTCTACTGGATTAAACAATATCTCAATTGGATCTGGTTCTGCACAAAGTACAGCATCCATAAATGCTAATACATATTTTTATGGAAATATTAATGGTTCTTCAAATTTAACTTCAATTGCTTCTCTAAGTGGTTCTGGTATAATTAAATATACATCAGCCAGTTCCTGGTTCTTTGATGTAAATGTTAGAGATATTTATACTTCATCAACAGCACCAACTGTAACTGAAGTTGGTACATTATGGATAGATACAACATCTTCTGCAGTCACAGTTATTACAAATATTGATGGAGGTACTGCTTAATGTCTGCTTTAAAATATTGGGATGGTTCTAACTGGCAACTTATTGCATCACCCGCTGGTGTTGCAGTTGGTGGAACAACAGGTCAATTTTTAAGAAAAAGTTCTTCAGCAACCTATGATACAGCGTGGGCAACTTTAAGTAGCACAGATATTGGAACAGCATTATCTAGTAGGGTACAACCACTTACATTGCCAACAGCTTCTGGAACAATTGCTTTATTAGATAGTTTTGCTATATCATCTAGTAGCGTTCTTTTATCAACTGGAACGGGAGCACAAGCTTTATTTAGTTCGTCAAACTCTAATATTACAAATGGTTCTTTGTATGTTATACCCGACACAACATATATGTTTGAAGCACAATTTTATGTAACTGGAATGTCTGCAACATCTGGCAACTTATCTTTTGATGTGCTAGGTGCTGGAACAGCATCAATAACATCAATAACTGAACACTCGTTTGGGTCGGATACAACTACTCCAACCACTGCTGCTGCTCAGGGTGGTGCATTTAATACAACAGTTAAATCCGCAGGAAATATTGTCTCAGCTGGTACGGGTACCGCTGTTTATGCAACAGTCAAGGGATTGTTTAGGGTTGCAGCGTCTTCCCCTACAAATGGAACAATTGTTCCATCAATATATATTACAACATCAGTTGCAACTGCTGTACTTCAGTCTAATGCATATTTTAGAGCGACACCAATTGGCTCAAGTACACTAACATCATTTGGAGCGTGGTCATAATGCCAGTACAATCATTAATTCAAGTTAGAAGAGATACTGCAGCAAACTGGACTTCTACAAACCCCACCCTTGCTTCGGGTGAAATTGGATATGAAACAGATACAAGTTTAATAAAAATTGGAACAGGTTCTACTACATGGACAAATTTAACTTATGGTCCAAATATTAATATTTCAACAACTTCATCTGCTGCACCACTTAAGATAATACAAACAATTGATGGATCAAGTGCTAGTACCGCACAACAATTATTAGTATCTACTCAAGCAAATGCTGGTGGTACAAATAGTGCTAATGGGGGAAATATTACTATTTCTACTGGTGCTCAAACTTCAGGTAACTTTTCAACAGCAAATGGAGGAACAATAACTTTATCTACCAGCAAATCTGGAAATGGCGCAGCAGCAGGTGGAATCAACTTAAGTTCTGGTGGAACTTTTTCTATTCAATCAGTCAGCACTGGAACATTAAATAACTTTAATATTGGATTAATTACTCCAGGTACCGCATCATTTACTTCAGCATCTGTTACAGGAGCTTTATATGGTAATACTGCATCTTTTGCAGGATCAACTCAAGTTTATAACATTTATGCTGTAGCTGGTATATCCACACAAAGTACATATACCAATATTTCTGGCGCAAATACCATAACTTTAGGATTACTAACTTCATTAAGTGGAACAAATTATGGAATTGCGAAAACTAACTATGCCATGAATTTTGGAACTAATAATACCATTATAGGAAATAATTCTTTTCAAAACTCTGGTGGTATAGCCTATTCTTATAACACAGCATATGGCGCAAGTTCTTTTTATGTAGGATCTGGAAATTATAATACTACAATTGGATACAGTGCTGGTGCTACATTAAATGGTTCTGCAAATATTGTTATAGGTGGATATACTGGAGGTACAGCAAATAACTCCCTATATATTGCTGATGGTGTAGGTAACTTATTTATATCGGGAAGCGTATCCTCTGGCACAAGTAGTGTGACTATTGGTAATAATACTAATAGTACAATTATATTAAATGGAACTGTATCTGGCGGGGGTATGGATTTAGTATATTCAGGTACATATACATCAGCATCAACTGTTACATTAGACAATATATTTACTACAAAGTATAGTAATTATAAAATTATTTTTCAAACAACGGCTCAACCTGGCGGAACATATGCACCTTTTCAATTTCAACTTAGGGCAGGTGGCGTAACGGGTTCAGGCAACTATAATAGTTATTCTTATGGAGTTGCAAATAACTCAATGTCTGTTTTTAGCACAACAGGAGCCAGCGCATTTTATACTTTAAACGGTACAACAACTACTAGCCAACAAGTAAATATTCCGTTAATTATTGAATTGGCAAATCCAGCAAATCCTTCAACAACTACGGGTATGTACAATATGTCTTATTCGGGAAGTAATCCAGGAGCAACTTACTATGTAGGTGGTCAAGGAGCTTATACTATTGCAACTGCAATAGATGGAATTACTTTTTACTCTGGAGCTTCTACAGTTTTGTATACAGGAACAATTAAAGTTTATGGTTATCACAACTAAAGAAAAGGTATAATATATAGTATGTCATATTTACTTAATTCACTACAAGATAGAGCAGTGGGATATTGGTCATTTTCAGGAACAATGAATGATTTGACCAGTGCTTCTAATACTGCTTCTGCATATAATACTGCTTCTTATACTAATACCCCGCTTATTGCAATTGGCGGATCAGCACTAAGAGTTACAAGTACTTCTAGCGTAGTAATTGGTGGAAATTCAACATACACAGGACTATCAAAAAATACCTTTGATAAAACATTTTCTATTGGATTTTGGTTTAATTTTAATAATCAAATGATTGGAAGCGGAAATGGGGTAGGTATTTATAAAAATAATCAATTGAATATTCTATATGTTAAAAATATTGATGGAACAATAGTAGCAAAAATGTATTATGATTATGCTACAAATAGTTTTAGATTTTCAATTCCAGGAACATCTGGAACAAATACTGAGTCTTATTATGTTGTAAATAATTATGATACAAGTTTTTATATATTTGTTAATTACTCAAATGGAAGCTCCTATATAAGCGTAAATGGTGAAAAAGGACATACTGGGGTTATATATGATTTACCAGATTATGATTATAAAAAATATTATTATGTTTTAGATGGGTCCACATCACTGAACGCAGACACTATAAATAGTTCTTCTGCAACAAGTTTTATAATAAATTCTTTAGAATTTTTTTCTTATGAATTAAATCCAAGACAAATTAAACAAAAATTCTTTTGGGCGTTTAATGATGCAAAACCAAATTTTCAAGCAAAAATTAATCCAAATACATCGTTTTTTAGTTTTATGGAAGATCCAAAACTTAGAGGTTTTTCTACAAATATAAGTGGAACTAATATATCAAAAAATGAAAATGTTATTTTTTATAACTTGTCTACAAATAAAAAAATACAACCAATTCCAATTAATCAAGCAATAATTTCTGGAAGTTATACAATATCTTCTGGATCTGGAATTAGTTTTAATTCTGGCGGGGTTGTTCAATGGTCAGATTTTGGTTCATATATTAATTTATATAAAGGAGTAACTTTAAGCGCACAAATAACAAGAAGTGTTTTTGCACAAGAACATATTTTTTACATAAACGGTATAAATTCAAACTCAGACCTTTACCTTGAGTATGATGCAACATCTGCTGGAAATACACAATACTTGTTAAAATATAAAAATGTTAGCACTGGAAGCGTAAGCGTTTTGACAAGCCTTAATACTGGTGCATCAGCAACTACATCAAGTGTTGCTTTATCTATTACTTCTAGTAGTATAACCTTATATGTAAATGAATCAACTTCATCTTCCGCCGTCTGGACTGGCAGCTCTGTTGTGTCTGGTCCCAGTGTATCTTTACCATTTAATAGTAGTAGAAGTTCTAATTTATATATTGCTAAATATGATGGAAGTCTTAATTTTACATCTAAAATAAAAAATGTTGGAATTACTAATACTTTGTTTACTGCACCAAGTTTTAATTTTTCAAATGTTTATCAATTTATGATTAAACTTACAAATTCAACAAATCCAAATATTGTAAGTCAGTATGGGTATTATATATGGCAAGTAAACTCTTCACATTATCCAACACAAATGATTTCTGGAACACATATAGATTGGAATGGGATGGATTCTGCAAGTGTTTCTGTAAAAACAAGTGCTGCTAGTGGATATTCTTTATTAGGTCGTGGCGGTACTGCATCTGCATATGATTTAACATTACCAGCAAAAAATATTTCTATTAAAGTTGAAATGATAACAGATTATGATCCAAATATATATAATCAAAGTATAAACAGAATATTCTTCTCATTATATAAAGATTTGAATTTATATTCAAATTCTATTCCATATATATTATCTCCAATATATTCAAACACAAATAATTTTGTTATAAAAAGTTATGCAAATTTAGATGTATTGGCTAGATCAAATAATTTTGGAATAAAATTTAACGGTGTGTATCCAAATAATCCACCACAGTATGCTTCAATTACTGCCCCATCTTCAAACAACTACTACGGAATTGATTTTTGGTATAGAGCGGATGCAATAAATCAGTATTCAGGAAATACATCTTCTACCAATTATATTTTATCTAATGTTTCAAGTTCTACATCAGATCCAGCAATTTGGATAGATAGAAATAGAAAATTAAACTATTCTTCAAATTGTATTCTTTATGTAAATGGAGCATCGGTTGCAAATGGCTCTTATATGATAATCCAGGATGAGCCTTATCACCTATTTTTGACATCATCTGCAGCACTTACTAGCAATTTATATTTAAATGGTTATTCATCTGGCTCTGTTAATAGCATTGCAACTTATGGTCATTTACAATTTTGGAATAATATTGCCGTTCCCGCCTCAACACCTAGTGCTAGATATCAATCTTTTGTGTCTATTCCTTTGGCAAAAGTTGTAGATAATAATACTACAACATACACAGACAAACTTGTCGTAGCTAAAATTGGTAAATAAATGTTCAAAAATTTCGTTTTCGTCATAAATAATGGTAAAATCATTTCATGGGAAAAATGAAAGTAACACCAGTTGAAGAAGTCAACTATGGATTATATCTTTGGCAAATGCCAAATGGTTCAGTAGTAATGGATGATGAAGGAAATTACCTTAATATTGCTGCTATGAAGGGCGATATTCGCAAAATTAATAGATTAAAATCAGCAGCAAAACATTATGGAATTGAAGAGGGTCAGCCAATATGGTTTTCTGGACATAGGCAGGTAACTAATGAAGAATATCAAGAACAAAAAGATAGACTAGAATGGGGACTTGTACCAGATGAACTAGATGTACCTGCAATTAAAGAAGATTTAGAAGAAAAAAGAAAGATGGGATTATATAAATAATGGCAAGTCTAGTACCTGTAGATGACGATGATGAAAATGGTATCCAAGTTGTAATGGATCGTGGAATCAGAAAGCAAACAGAATCTGATTTTGATGACCCATTTTTAAGCAACTGGGGGGAGCTTCAAAAGCTTGATGGTCTTAGTTCTAATTTTAAGCGTAGAGCAAATAGGCTAGAAAAGTCATTTACTGGTCTTGATGATGCCAAATCAAAGAAACTAGACCCACTTGACCTAACAGGTTATTCCCTGTTTATGATTGTTCAACCACCATACAATGTTATGTATCTAGCACAATTATACGATATTTCACCTTTTCATCATTCCGCCGTCAACGCCAAAGTATCTAATATTATTGGATTAGGTTATGATTTTGAGGAAACTAGAAAAACAACAGAACGAGTTGAAGATGTCCTAAGTGATCCAAAGAAACTGGATAAAATTCGTAGAAATATTGCTCGTGGAAAAGAAGATTTAAAACAATATTTAGATAATATGAATTCAGATGACGACTTTTTAGAAACAATGAAAAAAGTTGTTACAGATTGGGAAGTTACTGGAAATGGTTATTTAGAAATTGGCAGAACTTCAAGTGGTAAGATTGGATACATTGGTCATATTCCCGCAATTACAATGCGTATTCGCCGACATAGAGACGGTTTTGTTCAAGTTGTTTACAATCGCTACACATTCTTTAGAAATTATGGAGATACTACTACCGAAGATCAAATTGGTACAGATCCAAGACCAAATGAAGTTATTCACTTTAAAAAATATTCTCCTACAAATACTTATTATGGCATTCCAGATATTATGTCTGCAAAGAATGCAGTTGCTGGTGACGAGTTTGCACAGCGTTATAACTTAGATTATTTTGAAAATAAAGCAGTTCCAAGATATGTTATTACAATTAAAGGTGCCCGTCTTAATGCTGATTCAGAACGCAAACTTCTTGAATTTTTCCAAACAGGCTTGCGAGGTCGTAATCATAGAACACTTTATATTCCGCTTCCATCTGACGGAGAAAATGCAAGAGTTGAATTTGATATGCAAGCTATTGAAGCGGGTATTCAAGATTCATCATTCAAGGAATACGCAATTGAATCCCGTGACCGTATTTTAATGGCTCATCGTGTACCTATTTCTAAGATTGGAACGCCACAAGGCGTTTCTCTTGCAAATGCTAAAGATGCGGATAAAACCTTTAAAGAACAGGTTTGTAGACCAGCACAAGATTATGTAGAAAAGAAACTTGAAAGAATTGTTGCTGAAATAACAGATGCTTTCAGGCTTAGATTTAATGAACTAACTCTTACCGATGAAGAAACACAAGCAAGAATTGATGATGTTTATCTTAAAGATCAGGTTATTCTTCCTAATGAAGTTAGACTTCGCAAGGGTCTTGCCCCAAGAGGCGGGGGAGATGAGCCACTGGTTATTGGTCCAAAAGAACAATCAGAAGCTAAAACTGATGCTAATGGAACAAGACAAAGAGATCAAAAAAGAAATATTAATGCTCCAGATAAACAGGGGGATGCAAGAAATCCTCAAGGCGAAGGTAGAAAAGTAGAATAAAAAAAAATACCATAATTTTGTATTCATTATAAAACTTGGTATCATAATAACAAGATGAATATTCAAAAAGCTACATGGTCAAATGGAGATCACAAGATGAGTCTTGCATTTCCAATTGCTAAAATAGATAAAGAAAATCGCACTGTGTCTGGTTTTGCAACACTAGATAATCCAGACAGACACGGTGACATTGTTTTGTCAGATGCTAGTAAAAAAGCATTTGAAAGATTTCGTGGAAATATTCGTGAAATGCATCAACCAATTGCTGTTGGAAAAGTATTGTCTTTTAATGAAGAAGACTACTATGATGCTGATTCAGGAAAAAATTACAAAGGTGTTTTTGTAAATGTTTATGTTTCAAAGGGTGCACAAGATACTTGGGAAAAAGTATTAGATGGCACCCTTACTGGTTTTTCAATCGGTGGTAATATTATAGAGGCTGGCATGGAGCCTGGCGAGGAAGATTCAGAAGAACAGATAAGAGTAATTAAGGAATATGATCTTAATGAATTAAGTCTTGTTGATAGTCCCGCAAATCCATTAGCAAATATTTTTTCTATTCAAAAGAATGGCGATAAATTAATTTTTAAGGGGATGGCAACAGAAGTTGAAACAGAAAACGTCTTCTGGTGCGGAACAGACCAGATTGCTACATCTTCTTCGGGAGAAACAAAGAATTGCAGCATTTGTGGCGACAAAATGGAGACCGTTGGATGGGTTGAAAAGTTTGATACTGAAAAGCCTACGGCTATTAAAAAAGTAATTGATGGATACTTTAAAAAAGACGATGCTCCAACTTCATCACATGGTCCAAATGGTTCTGTAGAATCAGCATCCGCCCCACTTAATCCTGTGATTGACACAGAAGATACAATAAATTTATACCCTGATCAAAATAGTATTGGTACTACAAAGGGTAAAAAGAAAAAGAAGAAAGACAACAAAATCAGCAAAGGAGGTAATATCGTGGATAACGAAAACCTAGAAGAACTAACAGAAGACCAAGCTGAAGAGATCAATGAAGTTGTTGAAGATGGTGACGATACAGTAGTTGAAAAAGCTGCTGAAATTTCTGAAGTAGAGGTCGATGATTTAGACTTTACAAAGATGGTTACTGACCTAAAAGACTTTGTTGGAGAAAAGCTTGAAAAGAGCATTGCTGACACATCAGCAGAAGCTCAGGAAATTCGTAAAGCCCTAGACGCTGAAAAATCAGATCTTGTTAAAAGATTTGAAGCAGTAGAGGCAGAAAAAGAAAACCTTAAGAAGTCGATAGACGAAATTAAGGAAATTGTTGATGAATTGAAAAAGTCACTTACTGACACAGCTCATAGAGTTGAATTGGTAGAAAGTGATACCGCAATTAAAAAATCTGGTGAGGTAGATAATACAGATCTAGTCATCAACAAATCAAATGATTTTTGGCAAGGAAGCTTCCTCAGCTCCGAAAACCTATAAAAAAAAATAACTACTTGAAAGGTAGGTGAAATAAAAATATGAGTAACGAACTTTTGCAAAAGGTAATTGATACTACACTACTTGGAACAAATGCGGGTCTAACCACCACAGGTGATGATGGTCCACAGACTAAGGGTGGTGCTGGTCTCCTTTACCCAGATCAGGCAAACAGATTCCTTGACTACATGTGGGATGCAACAATTTTGGCTAAGTCAGCTCGTACAATCCGTATGCGCTCCAACACAACTGAAATTGATCGTGTCGCAGTAGGTCAGAGAATTATGACTGTCGCACAGGAAGATTATCCAACAGATTACACAGGTTACAATAGCGGTCAGACAGGACAGTTCACCCCACAGGGTGCAGTGTTCTCAAAGGTCTCTTTGACAACCCGTAAGCTACGTCTTGATTGGGAGCTTTCAGCAGAGTCTCTTGAAGACAACATCGAAGGTCCAGACCTAGAAGATCACATTGCTCGTCTTATGGCTACACAGGCTGGTAATGACGTAGAAGATGTATTGATCAACGGAACTGGCTCAGGTACAGGTCTATTGTCAGCATTCAAGGGATTCCGTCAGCTCGCAATTGACAACGCACACGTTGTTGATGCACAGGGCTATGGTCTTGATAAAGGTGTTTTCAACCTTGCTATCAAGCAGCTCCCTCGTAAGTACAAGCAACGCCGTAATCAACTGCGTTTCTTCGCTGGTTCAAACTTGGTACAGGATTATCTATACAACCTAACCAACACTACAAACAACTTCTTGCCATTTGATATCTCTTCAGGTATCCTTCGTGGTGAAGTTGCTGCTAATGATGGTGGTCCAGGTACTACAACGCCATTTGCGTTTGGTATCCCAGTAATTAACGTACCATTGATGGATGAGACTCGTGCATACGATACAACTCTCGGCACAGGTTCTAACGGTACATCAGGTCTGCATGGTGAAGTCCACTTGACTTTCCCACAGAACTTTATCGTTGGTATCAAGCGTGATGTTGTTGTATACCGTCTGTTCCAGCCAAAGAAAGACACAATTGAATACACACTATTCATTCGTGTTGGTACTGCTATCGAAAACTATGACGCTCACGTTATCGTGAAGAATGTCCGTGTTTCAGGTACAGCAACCCCAGCTGGTTCATTTGGTTCAACTTCTAATGGTGCTCAGACAACAGATCCATTCTTTGTCCGAGGCACTCTTACGAACATCCAACCAGGAACAAACGGATTGGGTACATACTAATCTCTATCGAACATTGGGTAAAGGGAGCATATATTGGCTCCCTTTATTCATTTTATTTAGTATTTGGTATAATGTATTATATAGAGAAAGGAATAGAATGTCATTTAACACTTTAAAAGTAAAAGAACTCCGAGAAATTGCGGATTCATTTGCTGTTGACATCCCTACAAAAGCAACAAAACAAGAGCTTATTCTTTTGCTAGAAGATGAAGGAGTAACATACGATATGTATTCAAAGTTTACAAATTCAGAGCAGGTAGAAGTTGAGGCAGGTCCAGATCCAAGACCACAGGCATTTGATGTAAATGAACAAGGAATTGTTCTTGTAAAAATGACCAGAGGCAATATGTCTTATCAAATTGGAAACTATGTTTTCAGTCACGAACATCCATTTGTTCCAATGCCAGAGGATCACGCACAAAGAATTTTCGATAGCATCGAAGGTTTTGTACTAGCGACACCTAGAGAAGTCCAGGAATTCTACCGCTAGTCAATTGGAGGAACTTTAATTGCAACAGGTTCATAATGGTACACAAGATAACATTGAACTTGCTATTTATAACAATGGCACACTTACAAACGCCGATGGCAATGTTTTAGTAAATATTACAGATGCGGATAGTGGTACTGTTTTAATCACTAATGCTTCTGCAACCAATTTACCCCCTCTTGGAATATATAGCTATACTCTTACTCCAGATGTCACCCAGACAAACAGAGTAATTAAAATTGTATGGTCTTATTCCATTGGGGGTAAAACTACATCTCAGTCAGATTTTATTGAAATTGTAACCCCTTATGCTTTAGTTAGCGATATTATTCAATATTACAATTTGGGAGCAAGACCATCAGATCCTAATTATAAATCAACAGATGAAATACTAATGGCTGAAAAAATTGCCAGAACTCAAATCGACAGTTATACAAATCAAAACTTTGGAAAAAGATACGGTTCTCAAGAGCAATTTGGCTCAGGCAGCGATGCCATAGAATTGGTTGAAAGAATGCTCACAATTGATACCGTTAAAGAAAACGGGATAACAGTAATTGACTATACTCAAAATCCAGCATATAATAACTTTGGATTTGATGTAGAAATTACACCAACAGGTAAGGCAATTAGAATTTTAACTGGTCTTGCAGATGTAAGATATGATAATCAGGTTGATCCAACAATTGTTTATTATGGAAGATTTCGTACAAACGCCCGCTATTTTTTTACTGGACAAATTGGCTACAATTATGTACCACAAGATATTAAACTTGCTGCTATACTTCTGGCAGGAGATTATTTATCTCGTGACTATGAGTGGAGAAATAAATATTTAAATAAGGTAGACCTTGCAGAGATCTCTTTTGAGATGCATCAGGGAGCATTTAACGGAACAGGAAATGTCATTGTAGATCAGATTCTTGACGATTACCGCAATCTTGGAATCATAGTGATATAAATGATTAATAATTCTTTTATTGGAAGTATTATGAATATGACTTGTGAGGTTTATGTTCAAAAAAACAAACAATTACCATCTGGTGCGGTACAAAGAGATTGGGAATATGTTAAAACCATTCCTTGTAAAATTGAACCTTTATCTCAAAAGGGCGCATCCATCAAGGGTGATGGTGAAGCATTTGGTTTGGGTGTCGATGGATATGTTGAAACCTTACAGTTAAAAATGAAAACTTTCGAATATTTAAGCAAGCGTCAAAGAATTTCAACTATTAAAAGTAATGACGGTGTAATAGCCTTTAAAGAGGTACAGAGGTACTCTGAAGACCCGACCATATTTGATGTGATATCTTGTCACCCTGTTTTGGATCCTTTTGGAAAAATCAGTCATTATTCAGTAAATATTAGAAGGGTGCCTGTTCAAAATGATACAACTGGAGTTTGAGAATATAGAAACTTTGTGGGAAGTGCTTGCCGATAAACTGGCGGGAGTAGAACAATTAATTACTCCACAAACAAGAACACAGATTGCTAAAGCAGTATTTACTATCACATCTAAAAGATTCCTACTTGACTTTAGTAAAGCAGCACACATGTCACCTAAAAAATATTTTCATATGTTTGAATGGGAAGAGACGGGAAATCTAGGTAAGAAGCTTTTTATAATTAGAAGAGAAAAAGTTCTTTATGGTGCACTAGATATATCAATTGGATATAAAAAATCTAATAAACCAGTACCAATTCCAAAAGAATTATTGTCTCGTGGAAGCACAGGAAAGTCTGTACAAAAAAGAAGTATTTTTGCTAATATGGCTCAAGTTATGGAATCTGGAAACCCTGTTTCATTTACTACAAAACAATACATAGCGTTTTTATCTAATAAAGACAATAAAGTTGTTTTTGTAGCACCTGGAACTTTTGTTAAAATACAAAATCCAGGAGGGAAACAAACTGCTGGTTCCTTTGAGAGATTTGTTGAAAAATGGTACTTAACAAAAGTAGAATCATCAGTAAAACAATCTGGATTATTTAGGAATTTAGAAAAATCAGTAGCATTAGCAATGAATGAATCTAAGATTAGTGTAAATAATGTTAGACAAACTATTAGAAAAGTTACAGAACAATATGCTCAAGGAGTTGTAGAATTATGACAACGGATTATACAAAATTAGCAGTATACGATATTAATGCTTTTTTATGGCAAAAATTACAAGATGCGGGGCTGTTCAATAGTAGTGATTATTATGTAGATAGTTTTGGAACAAGTTTAGTTCCAATTATTCCCGCCCAACAGATACCTGAATTTAATAATCAATTACCAGGAAAATCTTATATTATCTATGATTATGAAGTAAAACCAACAGTAGAACATTGGTGGATTACAGAAGAAATTATTACATATACTATTGTTTCTCAAAATTATGATAAATTAAATCAAACACTTAATTTTATACAAGATACTCTTAGAAGATATGACGATACCGCTAAAGACTTAAATAAATACTTGTATGGATCTGATACCCCATTTGACTACCATTTTATATATACAGACAGAATTCTTTCCCCGCAACATTTTCAAAATGAAGGCGGGTTTATGATGGGAGAAGCAGTAATTTGTATCTCCTATGCAAGACATTTGGATAACACAGGCAGATTCCAATAATTTGTTTTATATCTCAAATGTGATATTATTTAGATGAGGAAGTGAAATTCGCCAAAACCTTATAAAAAGAAGGTAGGTGAAAAAAAATATGGCAGATGTAAAAAACATTCTAGTTGGTGCAGCCCAGCTCTTTGTATCTCGTGGAACTGGTATTAATCGCCCAGTAACAAAACCAGGTACTCAATCATCGGGTACAGCTAAGGGTGACATTAACTGGACAAGCACACAAAGTGCAAAATCTTATTTGCAGGGTAGCTCCGCCTCCCCATACTGGAGAGATGTAGGTTACACAAATAACGGTCTTGAAATTTCTTACGAACCAGGTTACAATGATGTTATGGTCGATCAGTTGCTTGACGCAGCTCGTCTATTCAAGTCAACATTGAAGGTGCTTCTGACAACAGAGTTGACAGAATCAACATTAGAAAATGTGAACTTGGCATTCGGTCAAACTGAGACCCAGCTTACATGGTCAGTAACAGGAACAGCGTCAACAACAACTGTTCTTAACTATGATGGTTCCACAGCAACAACTCCATCAGCAACTCTTGCAATTGCAGCAGGTGCTCTTGGTGATGCTCCAGTAGAGCGTACAATTGTTGCAGTTGGAAATGCTCCATACCACTTTGGTACAACTGGTTCAAGCTATGGTACAGCTAGTACTACAGCACTTGGTTCAGATGTTTCAAGTCCAAATAAAGAAAGAGTTTATGTGGCTCGCAGAGTTGTTCAGATTCAGTCAACTGCTCACGGTTTGAAGCGTGATTCAGCAACTGTATTCCCAGTACAATTCCGTTGCTTGCCAGATGACAACGATCTATATGATGGCGCAGAATATGGCGTTATCATTGACCGTGTATTCACAACGGCTTAATAACTAAATATCTTAAGTAAATACCCCCGAATAAAATCGGGGGTATTTATGTTTTAATTAGTTATTTTGGTATAATCTTATTAGATATTTAGGAGGTACTGTGCCTACAACAGTTTACAATATTGAAGAAATAGAATTGTCAACAGGTGAGTCTTTGATTATTAGACCGCTGACAATTAAAAATTTAAAAAAGTTCATGGAAGTTATCAAAAAAGCAGATGACCCATTAATGGAAACAGAAGATCAAGTTATGGAAGTATTCATTGAAGCAACTATGGTTTGCTTAGAACAACTAAAGCCAGAACTAGCAGAAGACAGAGAGAAGTTTGAAGAGGTCATTGAAGTACCAACAATGATGAAAATTCTTGAAGTGGCTGGAGGATTGAAACTTAACGACCCAAACCTGGGAGTGGCGGGTCTAGCTGGGATGAGCTAGATCTTGCCAAACTAGAATCAGAAGTTTTTCTTCTGGGTTGTTGGAAAAATTACGATGAACTTGAATCCAGTCTTTCGCTTGAAGAGTTACTTAAAACAGTTCAAGCACTATACGATAAAGAAAATCGTAACTATGAGTTTAATGCTGCATTACAAGGTGTGGACATTAATAAATCAAAAAATACAGACAAGTCTGAGAATGATATTACCAAACTTAAAGGCTTTAGGGCAACTGAAGCGGGATTTGGAATTGATATGGGTCTTGGGCATGTGGAGGAGTTATAGTTGGCTAACCAAGTAAATTTGCAAGTTACTGCCGTTGCAAATTTCTCACAGTTAAAAGCTCAGATTAACGAACTGAAAGCTCAGATGGCAGAGCTTCAGAAACTCTCTATGACTGTTGGTGGTCCCGCATCAAGGGATCTTGCTAAAAATAGTCAAATGGCTATGCAGAACTTTGAAAAAATGGTTCTTGCAACAAAAGCATTTAATGTTCAGTCTGTAAAAATGACCAATGCTGTCGATCAATTTGGCACAAAACTTGAAAAAGGTCAAGTTGGTCTTAGAAATGCTTGGCAAATTTATCGTCAAGAGGCTCAAGGCGGAGCCAAGATGCTGGATGATCTTGCAGCCCGTCAAACAAGGTTGATGAAATCAACATTCATCCCAGATCCAAATGCACAAGGTTATGCAAAAGCAATTACCAGTGTTAATGGCAGTATGAAAGAATTAGGCGCAACTGCGGATTATGCAAAGATTCGTATGTCTGCGCTTAATTCAATTATGCGTGAAATTGGCACAGGTATGGTCAATTTTGGTAAGAACACACAATGGGCGGGTCGTCAGTTAACTGTCGGTCTTACAATGCCTTTAGTTATGTTTGGTGCAGCAGCATCTAAAGCATACTTAGACTTTGACCGCCAAATGACTTCTATGTTGAAAGTTTATGGTGCACACGCAGTAGTTCAATCACAACAAACACTTGATGTAATTCAAAAGCAAGTAACAGACCTTGCAGACAAAACAGCAAGAACACTTGGTGTTGCCATGAGTGATACTGTAGAAATTGCAAAAACATTTTCAGCTATTGGTCTTGAGGGTCAAAATCTTATTAGTGCTACCGAAGCAACTACAAAATTGATGAAACTTGGTGATTTGCAAGCAAACCAAGCAGCCAATTCTATGGTGTCTTTACAAAATGTTTTCAAACTTCAAGCAGACCAAGTTTCAGGTGCTGTAGACTTTCTTAATGCTGCGAAACACTCAACATCTACTACGATGCAAGACATTATTGACGCTATTCCTCGTGTTGGTCCAATTATTCAACAAATGGGTGGTACTTACAAAGACTTTGTAGCATTCCTTGTAGCCATGAAGGAATCTGGCGTTCCTGCTGCTCAGGGTGCTAACGCTATTAAATCTATGTTGGCTTCTATTATTAGACCTACCGCCCGAGCAAAAGCAGATTTCCAAGCAATGCATATTGACCTAGGAAAGATTGCATCTCAAAATGCGGGAAATGTTATGGCATTGGTGCAGGGACTTCAAAAGTCTTTAAATGCATTACCACAATCACAAAGACTTAAAGCAATTGAAGAACTTTTTGGTAAGTTCCAGTTTGCTCGTGTTACTGCACTTATGAACAATTTAGGTACAGCGGGTTCACAGAGTGCTAAAGTTCTTGAACTTTATGGAAAAACAAATGATCAACTTGCAGCAGTTTCAAAACAAGAATTAGATATTGCTTCTAATAAAACACCAGCAGCACAATTTCAAAAAATGAAAACAACATTACAGGCAGATCTTATTCCATTAGGTCATGCATTCCTTAAATCATTTATTTCAATTGGAAACGGAATAGATAAAATAGTTAATGCTTTTAGAACAATTGGAAAAGTACTTGGACCATTAGGAAGTTTATTTGGAAGCATTTTTGGCAAAGGTCTTGCGGGTATCATTGTTATTGGTCCAATTATTATGTTAACAGGTTTGTTTATTAACCTTGCTGGACAGTTGTTTAAAATGGGTAACTTTGCTCGTATGTTCCGTGATGGATGGAGAGACGGCAAATTAACTGGTGCTCTTGCAAACATTAATAATTATTTTCAACAGCAGAACTTAAGTTTACTTGCATCTAAAGCACATATCGATGAATTTAAGACAGAGGTTATTAGTACCGCCGATGCTTTTAAACTTCTTGGTGAACATGTTGAGACATTAAAACTTCAATTAGGATATTTATCTTCTACTCCAGTTCTTCCACAATTTGCAGGAACTGGAAGTGTTTGGGGAGTTAGACCAAGCATGCCACCATCAGCAAATGGAAAAATTGGTGGATTTGTAAGACCTCATATGTACCCAGGTGCAGAATTAAGAAATGATTGGACCATGATGTCCGAATCAGAAAGAATGATGTACCCATCATTATATTCAATGCAAATGTCAAAAGGAATGCCTTGGCTTTCTGGTCAAGGTGGCTACCTTGAAAGAGGATTGTCAGCACAGTGGCAAACAGCACCAAAGGGTGTTCCAGAACTTTTAAATAGTACATATGGTGCCAAACCAGCAGTTTATGGCGGTATGACTGGAATTTCTAAAGAAACAATGATGGCTCCAGGAGTTTCAAAACTTGTTCAAACACATAATGCCGTAGTACTTGGATTAGAAAAACAAGATGCGTTAACAACAGCACAACTTCAAGATATTTTTGGAAAGTCAGTTGTAGAAGAAGGCAAACTAAGTGATGAAGCAAAAATAAAAATTGAAAAAGCTCTAGAATCTGTGATATTTGAAGAAAATGCATTTAAAGAAAGAATGGTTGATCATATCATACAAGAACAAATTGTTCTTAAATCATATGAGGAAACAAAAACAGATACAAACTTTAAGATTCTTATTGGTAAATTAGAAACAGCATTACAAGCAGAAGAAGAAAAAAGAGTTCCAATGCTCACCGCTGCTTGGCAAGAATTTAATTCAACTATAACAGCACTTGGAATGGCTGAAATAAATAAGATGAGAGCATTAATGCTTGCTGAAATGGCTGCTATGCCAGTTGCTGGTGCAGCAATGGCAGGAGCAGAAGCACAAGCTGGAGTAGCAATAGCAGCAGAAAAAGCGGGACTATCTGAGTTAGGTGCTGCTACATCACAGTCATCTAAGTTTGTAGGACAAACAATTGCCCTTACTAGAGCATATGGTGGTTCTATTCCAAGATATGCAGAAGGTGGCAGAGTTGTTGGTCCAGGTGGTCCAACAGAAGATAAAGTACCAGCAATGCTTTCAGGCGGGGAATTTGTAATTAAAGCATCTTCTGTAAATAAATACGGAACAGGCTTATTAGATGCAATTAATGGTGGGTATGCAACAGGTGGTCCAATTAGCTATCTTGATGGTGGGGGACTTACAGCAAGAGGATTGATGGGAGCCTCAGATCCATATGTTAGAGCACACTTAGTTAGTGATAAGTCTGGATATATGGCTTTCCTTCCAAGAAGCATAAATTCAAGAATGCAGTCGGGTGGAGTAACTGGATTTGAACTTCATACAGCATTACAGGATTCAAATGCTTGGCATTTACTTAATGATACTGGTAAAAGATTGGGTATTCCACAAGATGTTAGAATTAGAGATATAAATAGTGCAAAAGCAAAAATTCTTAAAAAATTAGAATTAGAGGGTCTAGAAAAAACTTATGTGGGTGGATCCTTTGAAAAATTAATTGATCCAATTATTAGAAAAGAATTAAAAGATCAAAGTTGGAAAATTTTAGATCATACAAGAACCATTAGAACTAGAGCAGATTTTGAACAAGCATTAAAAGATGCAGAAAAAGCTGGAGTTTCTTATAGTGAAGAAGATTTAGCTAGAGTTGAAAGAAACTTACTTAAAAGAGAATTATCTGGAAAGACAAGTCAGAAGAGCTACTCCCTGATCCCCGAGCAATTAAAAGGTAAGGGTATTGTTGCTACCGCAACCACTGGTGGTGGTGGCGGAGAAGGGCTATTTAAAAATCTTGTAAATAGTCAGGATGAATTAATAGCATTTGAGCAACATACTGGAATGTTCCCAGTAGCAGCATCAAAAGGTGGTCAAATACCAGCAATGCTCTCTAATGGAGAATATGTAATGTCTCCAGAAGCAACTGCAGCACATGGTAAAGACTTTATGTCTTCTATTAATAATGGTACTGCTAAATTTGCTAGAGGTGGCGGAGTTGGAAATAGATTCTCTAATTCCCCGCTCAGAATGGAAGGCGGAGGTCCAATATGGGAGTCAGTACAAAGTTTTGCAACGGCATCAAAAGACTTTATTGTTGATGTAACTAAGATGACTGCTCAACTTGCAGAATCGGGTCTTGAAGCAGTTAATGTTGTTGGAAGAGTTAAAACAGCAATGGCTGCAATGAATGCCCAACCATTTGCTGCAAATGGACAATTGGTTCGTGGACCAATGGGTGGTGCTACTGTTACTGGAACAGCACAGACACAAGCAGTTGATGCATTAACTCAAACATCTGCACAAGTTAAATATTTAGGTGCAACAGCAACCGAAGTTGCAGATAGAATTATGATTACTGGAATGCAATTAAAAGAACTAGGCATTGACGCAAAAGATGGAGCAATTTCTATAGCTACAACGCTTAAAGATGGAGCAGTAAGAGCTACCGAAAGCCTTGGGCAACTTGCAGTTTCAGCAAAAGAAGCAGCAGCAGCAAATATGATGTCTGCTGGCGGTGCATTAAAATCAGGTGGCGGAAAACTTGCAAGCATGTTAAATCCAATGGGCAAAGAATTTTCTATGGGTCGCATGATGGGTGGTATGGGTCTTGGTATGGGTATATCGGCTGGCACAGGAGCAATGACCAAAAATATGCAAGAAGGTGCTGGAAAATCAGCACTTAATGCTGCAGGTTCACTTGCTTCAATTGGTGGTATGTTTGGACCCGAAGGTGCTTTAATTGGTGCTGGAATTGGAGCTGTTGCAGGTGGTATTTATGGTGCATGGAAAGCAAATGAAGAAAAATTAAAAGAAGCAAAAGCGGGATTAATAAATTCCGTTACATTAGATACCAATTCTATACAATCTCTTGGAATTAAAGTTAGAGACCTTGGTTCAATTTCTATTATATCGGCAGAAAAAATTGGTGTTAGCACAACCAAATTGCAAAATGCAATTGATTCTTGGAAAAATGCTACAGATCCAACAGTACAAGATGCTTTGAAAAATTTAACAGATTTATCTTCAGATGTTGGCTCTAATAGACAAAAAATTGAAAATCTTGCTATGGCAAAATATGAAACTTTAATTGGTGCGGGAGTAAAAGCTTCAGATGCAAACTTACAAATTTTATCATATCTTAGAGCTGGTGGAGTAGGCATGATGACAGCACAAAATATGATAACTAAATTCTCAAAGTTTTTAGATCCTAAAGAAGCCTTCGGAAAAATTTTAAATACGTTAGTTGACACCAATCAAATGAGACAGAACTATTTGGTAGATGCAAAAGGAAGAATAGTAACAGATTATCAAAGAGCTAATGCAAGTTCGACAGTTGCATCATCATGGCAAACAGTAAATACTAATTTTGATCCAACTGCAGTAGCAACAGCAATAAAAACAGGAATTCAAAGTGAGAATGCTTATTCATTTAATAAATATATTGAAAATGCAATGACATCTACTGGTCCTTTGTATAAAACAATTAAAACTGATGGTGCTTCTAAAACGGTAGCAACCGCTTTAGGAAATCAAAGAGCTATGTTAATGAATGATCAAGTATTCCAAAAATATCAAGATGATCTTGCAAAAACTAATCCAGACTTGCAAAAATTTAATGCCACACTTCAAAATACTGGAGTTACAACAGACAAGATTTATCAAATAAACACTCTTATGTCTTTAGGATGGCAAGGAGATGCAGAATCAGCACAATTTTTAGCAACTCATGTGGATACTTTAAATCAAGAAATGCAAAATTATAATGCTACGCAGTTAGCTACAAATGTAATTTCAGCTTTTGCAGCAAAATTACAACAAAATCAAGCTAAGGCTGCAGCAACAGCACAAGCAGCAACTCAAAAGAAAACAAATGGTTTACAAGATCAAGTAAATAAACTTCAAGATTATATAGATAGCGAAAATGCAATTATTAACGGTCTAAATAAAGAAAAACAAGCATATGATAAACTTTGGGAATCTCAGCAACAGCAAATTCAAAATGAACAAACTCTTGCTGGATTAAGAGATAAAATAACACAAGCTGGTGCAAGTGGCGATTTGTTGGCTATGTCAGAAGCTCAGGGAGCATATAATGCCGAGTTATTAAAACAAGCTGATGCAAAAAGAAAAGCAACTCAAGATGATGCTTACGATAAAGCAATTGCAAAACATCAAGCAAATATTGACCAAGCAAGTGCTCAAATAAAAATTTTAAACAAACAAATTAGTACACTAAATCAAACAACGCAGACTACTGCTACCAGTGTTGCTGGAACAATAGATGATATTACTACAAATACAGCTGCTGCAACATCAGCATTTCAAACATTTTTAGCATCAGGAAATTGGAAAGATAAAAAAACATTTTTGTCTGGTCTTGCTCAAGTTTTTAAAACAGAATTACATATTCCTTTAGGCACCGCAAATCAACTCGCTTCAAATCTTGCTTCAAGTTTAGAAACAACAGATGGATTAAATTTTGATAAAATTGGTGGACTTCACAATGATTTAGTTAACGCAGCAAAAGGCATGGGATTACTTGCAACATCAGCATCTGGAGCATTTATTATGATGGATGCAATGGCAAATATGCAACGAGATGCTGCAGCGGGTAAAAAGAAAAATAGTGCAACATGGTACATTACGCAAGCAACTAATGACTGGAAGCAAGGCGGTGGCGGTTCAGGTGCTTCAGGTGGTCCAGGATTTACTGTATCAAAAGTGAGAAGTCCAAGCGGTCACTTTAGACTAGGCACTGATTATATCATGAACTCTTCAGGTATAATTTATAAAGTACAAAGTGATAATTCTTTGGTAAGAGATAGTTCGGGAAATTATCAAACATATGTGTCTGAAGAAGTGGCAGGTAAAGGAAATACACTTTACAAACAAATAGGTGGCAAATGGATGTGGCATACAAATTGGGATAATCAAACTGGTGGCTGGAATGTAGTGCCAGCGAAAAGATACGGAGGTTTGATGAGCTTCAAGAGTGGTTCAAACGGTCTAGTAAGAGGTCCAGGTGGACCAGTATCCGATATGATTCCAACTATGCTATCAAACGGAGAATATGTGGTTAGAGCATCAGCAGTTGGTACATATGGAACAGATTTATTAGATTCAATTAATAACCGCCAATTTAATGTTGCAAGTTTATCAAACATTCCAATGGGAGTGGGAAATAATTCAAGCAATTCATCATTAAATGACAATTCGGTGTATAATATTACAGTAAATGCTGCGACTAATGCAGATCCAAATGAAATTGCGAGAGTTGTTATGAGAACTATAAAAGCTGATTCAAAGACTCTTTCAACCCCTCGAAATATAGGAATGGTAGGATAATATGTATAGTTCTTCAGCTGCCCTTTTATTAGCAACACAAAGTGATTATAATAGTTCGTCAACAACAGCCTTTTCACAATTAACAGATCATAACCGTCAACCTTTAAATTTAACCTACGAAGTGATTGATAAAGCTGCTCGTATGGCAGACGGAACTATGAGAAAGTATGTAGTTGCTAAAAAAAGAAAAGTTTCAGTCTCTTGGCAAGAATTACCATCTGGAACTGGAGTACCTGTTTCAGACTATGATGTAATTCAATTAACTCCCTCTACAGTAGCAGATGTTTGGACAAATTCAACAGGAAATACAAACACTGTTACTCCTGGTCAAACATATACGGCTACTGCAAATATTAGAAGGACTTCAAGTTCAACAGCAAATGCCTATATAAGAATTGATTGGTATAATGCAAGCAATATTTTAATTCTTCCTACTATTCCTGGGACCTCTGTATCTATAAATAATAATTCATGGTCTCAACTGAGTGTTACTGCAACTGCTCCAACATCAACTGCTTATGCAATTGTAACAATTAATGCAACTCCAGCATCTATCACAGATTATATTTATGTAAAGTCTGTAACTTTTGCGGGAAATTCTGTTGCAACTTCTCGTTTTGTTGCTGGAACAAATACAACAATTTCTTTAACTTATTTATTAAATTTAAATTCAGGTTATACACTCACCGTTGACGGAAATAAAGGTGGTGCTTGGATGAAAGCATTTTATGAAAATAATCTTTTTAAGCCAGTTAGGGTCAGACTTGTTTATTCAAAAGATAACAACCCAATAACTGCATCTTCTGGTCCAACAGCATCTGCATATGCTGCATCATCTTTTTACCCATCCCCATATGTTTCTGCAAGTGCTAATTCGACTACCGCAAGTGTTGGCGGGTACGATGAATTTTGGGCTTTCATGGATAGTTTTAGTTATGATGTTACAAGAAGATATACAACGACAGATATTGTTAATGTTAGTATGACTTTTACGGAGATATAATGTTAGGCAGTGCATCAACTCAACAATTTTTTGCTTCCGCCAATTCAATTGCAGCAGTTCCAAATGTGTGGGCTGAATGGAACTATAATGCTTTCAATCCACCATATATAACTTTATCTTCTATTACATCAGAGCTTTCAAATTCAGTTTTTAATAATACTAATTATTGGACTAATATTGGAGTTGGAACAAAGTCTATAAATAATATAATAATCGGTGTAAGTGGTTCTGGTGTTGGAATTTCAAATTTATCAGACACAACTGCATCAGCACTTTCTTTTAAAATAAATAGCAAAATTTCTTTAGACTCAACTTCAACTTCAACTAATACTAACGCCAATCTTATTGTTGGTTCTGTAATTTCAAATAAATTTAATTTAAGTGGCGGGGATAAGGCGGGAAGATTTTATAAGTTTGTTTTCTTTGTAAAAACAACTGGAGTAAACTACACAAATGGATTTACATCAAAAATACCTGCAACATCTATTACTGCAACTCCAACAAGCACTTCTGCTCCAAAAAAAACATATAAGTACAATATTATTGGTGTAAACTCTAATAATGTTTCGTTACAAATAGATGCAAACAATATTAATTTTTCTAAATCAGTAACTGTAAATACTACTGCGAGTGTTAATCTAAGTTGGACTGCAGATAAAAATGCCACAGCCTACAGAATTTATAGATTTGATGCAATAGACTCATCAATAACATCTTATTTAACTACTGTTCCTAGTAATAGCTATGTTGATGATGTATCTAAAAATTTTCCACTTTCATATGCACCCGCAACTTTTAGTAGTCATGTTTTTGTTACCCCATCAATTCAATTATATGATTCTTCAAATAATGAAGTAACAGCAAGCGGAAGTTTTTATGTAAAAACATCAAATACCTTTTATGGTGATATGATTAGTAATGCAAGTTCTATTGAAGCAAAACTTGATGGATGGACAAGAGTAGAAGTATGGTTTGGAACACCATCAGACTCAAATCAAAACTTTTCACAATTTTCTTTAAGACTAGATATGATTTCTGAATATGAAAAATCAAACCTTTTAGTAGATAACATTGAACTTTATGAAATTACAGAATCTGATTATTTTTTAAATGAATATTATCCAACAGAATCAGCATTTAAATCATTAAGACCAGGAGAATCTTTAACCTACCTTTCTTTACCAAGTGATGATAAAATAGTTAATAAAGATTCAATCACAAAAGTAACAAAACCAGTTTCTTTTGCAGTAAAAAATCCAGATAATTATATTTATAAGCATGGTCTGGGTCCAAGTATACAAATACTTAATGCAAAAACAGATATTTTTAAATACTACATATCTTCAGAAAAGAAACAAGAAATACAAGCACAATATAATAATTATATGTCAATTAACAAAATTGTTATAAAACATTTAAATACTTATACAACTCCAATAAGTGGTAGTGTTATTTTATATACTGGTCCAAATCGTACTCAGACAAAAATACAATTAACTTCTTCAAGTTTTAATTCTAATGGATGTACAGTATTATATTATGATGGTACAAATTGGAGCACAATTCCTTGGACATCCCCTCCACAATTAAGTTCAAGTGCTACTTTTCAAAATGTAGTTAGCAATGTTCGTGGAATTGGTTTTATTTCGACAAATACCCCATCATCAAATCCATTTGGTGACGGAACAACTTATTTTGTCAATTCTGCTAGAAGCCATATTATAGAAATTTCTCCAAGATTAGAAATAGATCTTAGCCAGTATTTGATTTCATATAATGTTAAAAAAGAATTAACATCTGGTCAAACATCTGGTTTCCCATTTTCATATATTAATTCAAATAGTGGTAATATTGAATTTAGTAATATTCCAGTTTATTCTGGAAATAATGCTTTTTCAGTATTTGAAAACTCAGCAACAAGTGGTACATTTACAAACTTATTAAGACAGGGAATTAAATTTACTGGATTTTTATCTCCAGCATCCTTCCAAAAAGATTTTAATGAAAATATACCACAATTTGTTATGTATTCTAATGGATGGCAAGTAAACGATATTGATACAGTTTCCGTAGACCTTTTTGACTTTACAAAAAATGTTTTACAAACTCAAATATCTCCAACAATTCTGATTAAAGAATCTAATTTGTTTTATATTATAACTAGCATGCTGGCAGCTAGTGGAATTAGTGATTATGATTATGACGATTTAAAAAATGTTTGCTCTACCTGTGGAGACACCACATTATTTTATGCAGATGAAACTAAAACAGTTTTTGAAAATTTACAAGATTTATTTATAGTTCATCAAATTGGCGGGTACGTTGATGAATATGGAATTTTAAGATTTAGAAATTTAGGCGAAATATATAATCAAATTTTATCAGCATCTTTTGCCCCAACCGCCGTTATTACAGACTCCTTATATACGCTTACATCAAATTCTGCAAGTCCTACTTATATTCCAAATATTATTCCAAATAGTTATAAAGAAAACATTAATGAAAAAATTGGTGTAATTCAATTAAGATATGAAAAACCAACTATGTCATATTCTATAAATCATAATTTTAATGACGGGAGCTACAAATACACCTTGAACTCCCCACAAGCATATAAAGAAATTGAAGGAAAAGCTGTAGGAATGAATTATTTAGATGATAATCTTACAATTTCTCAAAACTATTTTTATATATCTCCAAATAATATAGTAAATGGAAATCGTTCTATAGGAGAAAATTATTCTGGTATTGGATTTATTGGAAATGAAATTGTTTCTTTTAACGGATTTGAAAGTACCTTTTATCCTCAAGATGATTCAATTAATGTAGATATGCAAATATCAAAAATTATTAGATCAAAGTCGGATATAGATGAAGGAATAAATTTAATTTTACAGCAATTTCCACAAGCACAAAATGTGGGTAGAAAATTAACGGGTAAGATAGTTGGTTTGCAAAGAGGAATGTATGGTACCACACCAAAAGATCATTTATTGATTACATCATCAGATCTTAATAATAATTTTAATCAATATGCATATGACCAATCAAAAGGAATTGCTACTTTAACAAAACAATTTGGTTCTATTTCTGTACCAAAAAATGGAACACTTCAAATATCAAATGTGGCGGTTGGCTCGTATGTACTATTGTCTCCAAAGAAAAAAAGTGTAAATTATAATTTATTCGCCATTGATTTTTCTATTCCTTTTAAAAATGACGTTTATACTTTAGATGGAAATTATGATTCAGATCATTTATTAAATGCTAAAAAAATGTCATATTATAAAAATATAACAACAAAAGATAAAAATGGAAAAACTGTAACTAAAAAAAGTGATGTTCCTTCATATTATGAAAATTTTCCAGATATGTCAGTAGGAATATTTTTTAATAAACCTAGTAGTGGAACAAATGGAATGCTCCTAGCTGAAATTCGTTCTGGTCAAGGTAAAAATACATCAAGCATAAAATACTTTTTAAATGTATATTATTATAATAATTCTAAAATAAATTATATAATTAAAAATCAATTAATTGGCGGTAAGTTCTTTGACGGAGTAAGACATAGACTTGCATTGTATTTTGAAAATAAAAATTTAGTAGTTGCCTTAGATAATGTTAGAGTTGCTTCAGTAGCTTGTGATATATCAATCAATTCTGGTCAGAATGAATTTGGTGCTTATCTTTCAAATCATGATAGTGAACAAAATTCAGATATACTTTTGCATGAATTGTATGCGGATTATGTTCAACCAGTTGGAAAACCAGCAGTATCTGTGCCAGCAAATCAATATCAAATTCAATCTAGATATTATTTTACTACAACAGAAAATCTAACAAATATTGTAAAAGGTAAATATATTCAAAATAATTGTTATTTGTTTCAAGATAAACCAAGATTTCAAGGTTTGGCATTTTACGATTCTAAATTTCATACTGCTCCTATTGTTAATAGCACAGCAGAAATTATTAAAATTCAGTACGGGGCTAATCAAAGTGTTGATGTCACTAATGCGGAAGCAAATTTAATGGGTCCAGTAAAACAAGATGATTTAATGTATTCAAAACTTTTGGCTACACCATTTGGATTTAAATTATTAATATCTAATAATTGTGAAGAATTTGTTCCTTTACATTCATCTACAAATAATTCAGATCAATCAACTACTCCAGACCTACAAATAAATGCACATTTTCAAACAGCAAATTTGGCAGAAACAATTACAAGAGTAATAAATCCAGGATTTCAGCAATCTGTAAGTTTAGGTAGTAAATGGTTTAATACTCGTGAAGATGCAGAAAAAACAATTAACATTCTTTCAAAAGCTATGGATACCTTCTATGTAGATATTGGTATTAGTATTTTTGCAAACCCATTAATTCAAGTTGGAGATTATGTTAATTTAATTTATAGTCTTAAGGGTATTGGATACAATCAAAATACTTTATCTAATAAACCAATTACATGTCTTGTTTCATCAATTACGCAAGGATGGGGTCAGGGGGGTGAAGATACATCTCTTATATTAAAGCCTATATTATCTTAAAAATGGTATAATATAAGAATTGGAGGAAAAATGTTAAATTCAGGACCAGATTACACACCACAAAATCCCGCAAAAGTTATTTTGCCATCTAGGGTTCCATCACATGGCAAGATGGTTATCTATAGCGATGACCCTAGAAATAATCGTTCATACTTATCAAAATTGACAGTTCCTTATATAATTATTCCAGCATCTGAAAGACAAAACTTTTCCGACACTGGAGAACAAAATGTTGATGATGTTATAACAGAGGATTTGGCATCTGAGTATGTAGACCCAGATACTTTAACATTAGATCCTCCCCCAGATACAGGTAATGGAGATGGTCAAGGAGATGCTCCAGATAGTGGTTTATTATCTCCTCCTGTTAATTTAGTTGTTACAAGTTTTAGATTAGAAGACAATTCTGCAGAAGCAGACGGAACTGTGTCTTGGACAGCATCATTAGAATTTGATGATGTTAGCAGTGCTATAGATTATGATTATTCAATTAGTTTGGTGGAGAGTTAATGAAGGGAAAATATATATTTAAGTCAAATGGTGTAACCCTGGCTGAAAGTGAAAATATAATTACTACAAATGGAAGAGATATTATTAATCAATTTCTTACTAATGGTGTAGCAGATTGGGCGGGAACTTTGACAGTAGGAGTTTTATATTCTACACCTACTGTATCAGATACCCAATTAGCATATGAAGTTTATAGAACTAAAGTTACAAGTAAGTCTTATATAACAACATCTGGTTCAAATCAAATGGTTATTAAAGGAACATGCTCACCAGGACTTGTTGCATCAATTTATGAAATTGGAATAATACCTACAAATTTAATACAATCAACTCAAAAAGATAATTATCAGATAAGTGATTTTTCAGAAATATATGGAAGTTCTGGTTCTAGTGCATGGCTTGTCGGTGGATCTGTTTCAACTGCAAGTTACAGAACTTTAGATAGTTCTGGAAATTCCCGTTCTGGCTCATACAATGTCACTATTCCTTCTGGTAGTGTTGGAATTAATTATTTAACAACACCAATTGGGATTTCTAATTATACAACAAATGATTACGCACAGTTTTTATATTATATTCCTACAACTTCTGCTGGCACATCATCCGTATCATTTACCCTAACAGATGATCAGGGATACACTTGGAAAACAACAACAGCATCAATAAATAGTTCTGTTTCTGGATACTATACTGCATCAGTGTCGTTATCAGCAAGCCCAACATCAGGATTTGACTATGTTTTGTCAAGTATTACTGCAAGTGTATGGGGTGGCGCAGCATCTCCAAGTTTTGATAATTTAAAGTTAATGTCGGGAGACGTAAAAACAAATGTTCAAAATTTAGTAAGTCGATCATCCGCATCAGCACCAATTATTACAACATTATATGGTCAACCCTTAGAGATAGAATATTATTTGACGGTGAATTAGTATGGCAGAAATTGATTTAACTGGATTAGTAAGTGGTAAAACTTATACAGTAATGGTAAGAGCTATTGATGCAGATGGAAAAACATCAGAATATTCCAATATGTATCAATTTACTGTACCAGTTGATGGTACAATTACTTCAATCAATGCTACAGTTGTTACTGCATTAGCACAAAGATCAAGCAAATTAGCTGGTGGCGCAGTTACTGCTGGTGGGTTAAATAAAAATGCAATAAAAGCAACAGGTACATTACAATTAGCCGATGTCTGGAATGATACTGCTAGTGCAATAGCAAAAATGACTGGTACGGCAAACACTGGTGCGGTAGTTGTGAATAGCACAGGTATTTTAGGTTATAAAATAGATAATACAGGTGCTTCTGGTCAAGCACAATTTTTCTTAAACACCGCTGATGGAAACGCATATTTTAGAGGAACAATTTATGCTGGAGCTGGTTTAATTGGTGGATGGGCAATTGGTGCAACATCATTAACGGCGGGAACTGGAATAAATGCCGTAGGCATGAATACAACAGGATATCCATTTTGGGCTGGCGATTCCAATCCCGCACTTGCAGAATTTTCCGTAAAAAGTGATGGTACTTTAACAGCAACCAACGCATCCATAACAGGAAACATAACCGCTTCAGCAGGAACCATAGGTGGCTTTACAATCGGGTCAACCGCACTGACAGCAACCAACATATACCTAGACTCCAATAATGGTTTAGCACTAGGGTCTGCATCACAGTTTAAGGTAACGCAAGCTGGCG